GGCGTCCTCTCCCCCCGCTCTGAGCTGCGAAAACACATCGGTGTAAGACTGTGGCTGACCTGCTAGAACCCGATTCCGGCGCATTCGGCGCGTCCAGCAAACCCGACGACCGCCTCACTCGCCATGAAAGCCGACTGGAAAGTTTGCTGGACGCGTTCTGGCTGTCGGCGATGACCGGTGACCACAAGTCGGGGGAGTTGTGCCGGCGATTGCTTCAGCAGCAGGCCGAGCTGTACCGCTTGGGCGACTCGGCGAACGCACCGGACGAGGACACTGACGATGAACTCGCCAAGCTCCGCGCTCGCCGTAGCGGATAGGGGATCGACCGAGGCTCGGCTGTTCACGCCGCCGCTTCGGGAGCTCACGCCCGAGACTTCCTGGGGCTTTGAGTGCATCGACTTCATCGAGGGCGTGCTCGGCTGGGAGCTGCTGCCCTACCAGAAGTGGCTCTACATCCACGCCCTGGAGAAGAGCCGCGACGGCAAGGGCTTCCGCTTCCAGACGCTGGTCATTCTGATCAGCCGGCAGAACGGCAAAACCCAGTGGCTCAAGGGCCTCGGGCTGTGGCGGCTCTATGTCGACGGCGCCAAGCAAGTGCTGATCTCCGCGCAGAACCTGGAGTTCGCCGAGACCACGCTGTCTGAAGCGGTGGACGAGGTCAAGAACAATCGGCTGCTCAGGGCCGAGTTTGAGAAGTTCTCGCAGACCAACGGCAAGTACAAGCTGGTGCTTGACGGCGGCCGGGAATGGCGGGCGGCGGTGTCGACCCGCAAGGGCGGCCGGTCACTGTCGGTGGACCTCGCGCTGCTGGACGAGCTGCGCGAGCATCAGAACTGGCTGGCCTGGAACGCGATTGTGCCGACGACCACCGCTCGCCCGAGATCCCTTGTCGTGGCGGCCTCCAACGCCGGCGACGCCACTAGCGTGGTGCTGCGCTCACTGCGTGACGGCTGCATCAACCGGATCATCACCGGGGCGACCGCGGACACCCGTACCGGGCTGTTTGAGTGGTCGGCCCCCGATGACGCCGACCCACTCGACCCGACGTTCTGGGCTGCGGCCAACCCGGCGATGGGCTATCTCTTTGAGCCCGAGACACTCTCGGGCCGCGCCGAGGCGATGTTCGACAACATGGCCGGTTTCAAGACCGAGCACCTGTGCCAGTGGGTCGACGCCCTGGAGCCAGGCATCATCCCGGTCGAGGACTGGATCGCCACCACCGACCCGGACTCCAAGCGCGCCGAGGGCTCAACGGTGTGGGCCTCGGTCGATGTGAACTTCGCCCGCACCAAGGGCTATGTCGCCATCGCCGCCAAGCGCGACGACGACAAGGTCCACATCGAAGTGGTGGCCGCCGAGCGTGGCACCGAATGGATCGTGCCGTGGTTCACCGAACGCAAAGACCGGTTTGAGGGTGTGGTCATCCAGGCCCGCGGTGCGCCGGCCTCGGTGCTGATCGAACCGTTGCGCGAAGCCGGGATCGAGGTGCTGGAGCTGGGCGGCTCGGAGCTGACCAAGTGCTACGGCTACAGCTTCGACCTCATCACCGAACGCAAGCTGCTGCACCGTCCATCCCCGGTGCTGGATGCGGCAGCCGAATCGGCCAAGGCGCGAATCATCGGTGATTCCTGGGTGATTGACCGCAAGAACTCTCCGATTGACGCTTCGCCGCTGGTGGCGTGCTTCCAGGCGGTGTGGGGCGAGCAGATCCACGACCAGATCAGCGTCTACGCCAGCCAAGACGTGCTGATCCTCTGACACGACTGAATGAAAGGCGGTGAAATGCGCCGAGATCGACTGATAAAGCAGGCAATCCGCCGCCGTTTCGCCGTCACCTTGCGCGAGAACGAAGGCGTTTTCGCGGGTGTTTTGACCGAATCAGACGCCACTACGTGGGTGTTTGAGCAGTGCTCGACGGTCCCGAAGGCCGCCGGGGAGACCCCTGAGCCCATCCAGGGTCGCGTTTTCGTCGACCGTGCCCAGGTCTCGTACCTTCAGGAGCTACCGGCGTGATCCTCTCCAACGGCCAGGTGAAGGTTCTTGCGCCCCAAGCCTTCGGCGAAATCGCTCCCCAGTTCTACAACTCCTATTTTGTGCCGCGCGCGGGGCTGGATCTGGAGACCAGTTTCGCCACCTACGCCTCGCTGTATCAGAAGCAGCCGTGGGTGGCCACGGTGGTCAACAAGATCTCGGGCCTGATCGCGCGCCTGGGCATCCAGGTGTGGGACGAGTCGGCGCCCACCGGCCGGATGCTGGACACCTCCAGCCCGTACTCCAAGCTGCTGGCCAAGCCGTGCCCGCACATGAACTCCTACAGCTTCTGGCAGTGGCTGGCCGCCACCATCGAGATCTTCGGCGAGGCGTATCTGATCAAGCTGCGCGACGACCGCGGCAAGGTTCACGGCCTGATCCCGATGCACCCGGCGCAGACCAAGATTCAGCGGCACAAAGACGGGACGATGACCTACATGTTCCTGGGCTACCCGACCCAGGAGCTTGCCCAGGACGACGTGGTGCCGTTCCGGCAGTACGACCCGTTCGGCACCATGCGCGGCATGTCGCGGCTCGAGCCGCTGCGCTCGACGCTGATGAACGAGGACTCCGCGCGGCGGGCGACCGCATCGTGGTGGCGCAACATGGGCCGCCCGTCGATGGTGCTGCAGACCGAGAAGAAACTCGGACCCGATGGGCGCGGCCGACTGCAGGACGCGGTACGCGCGACGGCGGGCGGATCGTCCAACGCTGGCGGCATCCTCGTCCTTGAGGACGACGTGAAGCCGATCCAGATGCAGCTTTCCGCCGAGGAGATGCAGTACATCGAGTCGCGCAAGCTCAACCGCGAGGAAGTGTGCGCGGTGTTCGACATCCCGCCGCCGGCCGTGCATATCCTCGACCACGCCACGTTCTCCAACATCACCGAGCAGTTCCGCTCGGTGTTCCGCGACTCACTGGCCCCGCGCATTGAGTTCATCGAATCGGTACTGAACTTCTACGTCGGCTCGGACTTCAACGGCCAGCGGGTGGCCCGCTTCGCCGTCGCCGAGGTGTTGCGCGGCGACTTCGAGAAGCGCGCCGAGGCGATGGCCCAACTGGTGCAGGCCGGGATCTGCAAGCCCTCCGAGGCCCGCCCGATGTTCGACCTTGACGACGCCGGCCCCGTGGCCGACCAGCTCTACGCCAACTCCGCGATCCAGCCGCTGGGTGCGACGCCACCCTCGGCGGCCCCCGCGGCCCCAGAGTTGCCTGAGCAGCCCGACGACGACAACAACGTGCTGGCGTTCCCGGCGCAGAAGTACGTCCGCGACATCGGCGGCCTGATCGGCCGCGGCAAAAGCATTCAAGACGCAGCCCGCACCCTGTTGGACAAGCACCCCGGCGACGCAACCGCCATTAAGCGGGCGTGCGAACTGATCATCGAGAGGCAGCTATGAACGTCCACACCAAGAGCGTCGAGGCGACGGTGGCACCCGTCGACTCCGAAAACCCCAACGGCGAGTTCGACGTGATCCTGTCCACCGAGGCACTGGACCGCGACGGCGAGAAGCTCTACCTGGACGAGTGGAAGACCCCGCTGCCCGAGCGGATCACCTTCGATTCCGACCACGGCATGAGTGTGGCCACCACAGTCGGCTCCGGTGTGCCCACCATCGAGGACGGCGTCCTGCGGGTGCGCGGCACCTTCGCCTCCACCGAGCATGCCCAGAACGTGCGGACCCTGGTCAACGAGGGCCACATCACCAAGACCAGCGTGGCGTTCCGGTCGATGCGCGACAAGAAGTCCAACACCATCACCCGCGAGCTTCTCAATGGCGCGTTCGTCGCGGTGCCGGCCAATGAGGAGGCTGTGGTGCTGTCCTCCAAGTCGGTCAAGGCCGAAGACGGCCATTCCCATGAGCAGGCCATCCACGATGCGGCGGTGCTGCTGGGCGCGATGTGCGACAGCGCGATCAAGTCGATGCGATCCCTCAAGGCCGCAGCACTACTCGATGACGAGGCCGTCGACCCATTCAAGGTGCTCGCCGGGATCGACGCGATCCTCGACCAGGCACAAGCACTGACCGCGGACGTGGACCGCGAAGCTTTGCCGCCCGAAGTGTGCCAGGCCCTCGACATGCTCTTCGGTGTCGGCCCCGCCGTCGATGAGCTTCTTGAGGCGATGGGGATCTCCGATCCCGACGAGCAGGAAGACACCGAAGAAGAAGAAGAGACTTCCGGCGACGACGACGCCGAAGAAGAAGAAGAGCCCAAGGCACCCGCCGGGAAATCCGCCGCCGCCGCGCAAGCCGCCGCCGCCGACGACCCCGCTGACGCCGCGGCCACCTTGCGGGCGCGTTCGCTCGCGTTCCTCGTCACCAAGACCGCGAAGTACTAACCCAGAAAGCAGGTTTCACCGAACATGACCACCCGTGAAGGCTTGCGCCAGCAGGCCACCGAACTGGCGGCCGAGGTCAAGGCCAAGTCCGCCGCATTCCAGAACGGCGAGCTGACCGCCGCCGAGTTCTCCACCTACATGGACAACATCGAGGCCAAGAACGCCGAGATCGAGATGTCGATGAAGGCATACGACCAGGCGGCTCGCCTGTCCGGTGCCGCCGACTTCGCCCCGCAGGGCGAGCTGGAGCCCGTCGACAACCGCGCCAAGGCCGTCGCCGAGGCCTACAACCGCATCAAGGCCGCCGCCTCCGGGCACAGCCGCGACTCGGTCGACTTTGAGATCGGCTTCAAGACCCAGGGCGTCACCTCGCTCATGGGTGAGGCTGCATCCGGCACCAGCGCACCCTCGGCCCTGTCGGGCTACTTCCTCGGTGGTGCCGCCGGCCCGATCATCACTCCCGAGTTCGTGCCGGGGATCGTGGAGCTGCGGTTCTACCCCAACCAGATCGCCCAGCTCTTCCCGACCCTGCCGGTGTCGAGCCCGGTCGTGACCTACGTGCGTGAGACCGCATGGTCCAACGCCGCCGCGGGCACCGCTGAAGGCGCGACCAAGCCCACCAGCACCAACAGCCTGACCCGCTACACCGAGCAGGTCGGCAAGGTCGCGTCGCTGGCCCGGGTCACCGACGAGCTGATCAGCGACGCCCCGGCGTTCTGGTCGCTCATCCAGCAGCGCCTCGCTCAGGGCGTCGTGCGTAAGGAAGAGGTGGAGCTGCTCGCCGGTACCGGCATGCCCGGTGTCAACGGTCTGCTCAACCGCACGACCGGATTCACCAAGCCGCAGACGGTCTCGGCCGTAAGCAACCTGGTGATCCCGGCCTCGGCCACCCCGGGCATCGGCGCGGGCACCTCCACGGTGTCCTCGGTGACCCCGGGCCGCGAGGTCGTCGGCGCCAGCGGTGCCCCCAACGGAATCGAGATCGCCGAGGGAATCCTGGCCGCTCTCACCGACATCCGCACCGCGACGTTCTTTGAGCCGGATGCCATCGTGCTCAACCCGGCCGACTGGAACACCGTGCGCCTGGCCAAGGACAAGCAGGATCAGTACCTGGGCGGCAGCTTCTTCGGCTACACCTACTCCGGTGCAGTCAACGAGCCGACCAGCTTCCTCGACCCGTCGCTGACCCTGTGGGGCAAGCGGGTCGTGTCCACCCCGGCGATCCCGGCGGGCTACATCCTGGTCGGTTCGTTCGGCGACGGCGGCATGGTGCTGCGGCGTGAGGGCCTGCGGGTCAACGTCACCAACACCAACGGCACCGACTTTGAACAGAACCTGTGGACTGCACGGGCCGAGTCCCGCGTCGGTCTGATGATCGAGCGCCCCGAGGTGTTTGAGCTGATCAAGCTCACCACCGCGGGCAGCTAACCCGGAGAGGGAGTCGGCGTACCAGCCCCGCCGGTTCCCACCCCGCAACCCCTCAAAGGAGGTTCATCGTGTACACCACCCGACTCAGTGACGACATCGTCGCCACCGCCGAGACCGTAGGAGCGCACGCCGAACCCACCGAGGTCACCACCGACGCCGAGGTCAAGGCCGAACCGAAGATCAAGGTCGTCAAAGCATCAAGCCGGGGCGTCAAGACCAAGTGAGTATCACCGTCACCGCCTCCCAGGTGCCCGCGTTCCTCAAAGGGGCGTGGTCGGACACCGACGTGAACGCCGCCCTGGCGTGGGCGTCCGGTGCCGTGGAGGCGTACTGCGAGCGCGACTTCACCTACCGCACCGACGAGGTCGTGCTGATCGACCCGTTCCCGGCCCGTCGCTCGGCGCAGCTTCCCAACCCGCCGGTCACCGCCGTGTCACTGGTCGAGGCGTACATGCGCAACGAAAACGGCGCGATGGCCTGGCAGACCCTGACCAACTGGGCCTGGACCGCCGATGGCCTGCTCTACGACACCACCGGCCAACCTGGCACCGACATGTCGATGGTGCCGTCATGGCCCTCGGCCCCGAAGTCGTTGCGCGTCACCTACACCCACGGATTCCAGGCTGTGCCCGCCGACCTGACCGCCGCGGTCGTCAAAGCCGCCGGCCAATATCTGGCCAACCCTTACGGCATGATCCAGCGCCGCGCCGGGGACGTGTCCTACCAGTGGTCGGATCGTTCCGGCGAGGCACTGCTCGATGACGCGCTACTGGCCAAGTACAGGCTCATCACGGTCCCGCGATGATGCTGCCGGGAGCGCAGACCGTCACCCTGCGCAACTACACCACCTCGGGCCGCGACCGGCTCAACGCCCCGGTCAAGGTTGCCGTCGACACGGTCATCACCGGATGCGCCGTGCAGCCGATGAGCGTCAACGAGGTGGTCACCCTGACCGACATCGAGACCTCGTTGTGGCGCTGCCTTTTGCCCGCGGTTCCGGCCGCGCTCGCCGCCGACACCCGCAGCGAGGTCATCTACAACGGCGCGACGTACCAGGTTCTCGGCTCGCGCCCAGCGGTTGACCTGATGGGCCATAACGACCACGTCGCCCTGGACTTGAAGAAGCAGTTCGCATGAGCCTGGAAGACGAGATCGCCGCCGAGATCCGCGCCCAGCTCGCCGCGCAGACCGACCTCAAGCAAGGGCTCGACAGCATGGCCGAGGATGTCAAGGAGTACTGGCGTTCGGTGTCTCCGGTCGATGACGGCGAATACGCCGCCTCGGTCAAGGTCTACAAGAAGTACCTGATGGTGGACGGCATGCCCGGAAAGCGCATCGCCGCAACCGACTTCAAAGCCCACTGGATCGAGTTCGGCACAGGAGAACCCGGCCCCACCAAAGCCGCAGCCCCACGCGCCAAGACCGCCGCGCACTTCGGCGGCGACGAGTCCAAGGTTGACGCCATCATCGCCGACGAAGACCTCTCGGCGCTCGACCGCAAAGCCGCGCTGTCCCGCTATAGCCGGATCAACGTCAACCTGGACGTGGCCGAATGATCATCTCTGGCATCGAGTTGATCATCAACTGGCTCAAGCCCCTAGGGGAGGTCGGCGCGCAGCGCAGCCCCGGCGCACCGCTGCCCTTCCGGCTGGTGCAGTGCGTCGCCGGCACCGACGACAAAGTGGTCGATTCGGCGATCTACCAGATCGACACCTTCGCCGCGACCTTTGAGCAGGCCGAGGCCCAAGCACTGCTGACTCACCAGCGCATGCTGGCACTCGGCCCGCCGCTG